GCCCCCCACGGCCTACAGCGAGGGGTGATGGGGTCGAAGGCCCAGCACGCGACGCTGAGTGTGCAGGGGTGGGATATATGGGGGCCGCTGGCGTGATAAATGCGGGACTATCCCGGACAAAGCGGGACTACCGCTCGCTTACGTCGGCGACTGATTGCGCCTGGTGCAATCAGTCGCCTGCTCGTTCCAAGGCCGCGAGCTCGGCGAGGATCTGATGCTCACGGACCCTCAGCTGGCCAAGTTCGACCAGTAGACCGATCTTGCTGCTGTTCAAAGCCCCGGATTGTCGGCGGCGCTGCATCATCGTGGCGATGACACCCCCACCCTCAGCATCAAGCGTACGAAGTTGCTGGGAGTAGTCATTGATAGCCGTCTTGCTGATCGAGAATCCGAGGTCGGCCAGCCATTTGGAAAGCTCGACAGACTGGGAATACCCGTTCTTCCGCAACCTTTCGTGTGCCTCGGCCAGAATTTCAGGTGGCAACGTGGCCATTTTGGGCGGTCTGGGCATAGCTTCTCTCGGAAGGTGCAATCAAGGGGAGTTGAGGAACAGGTTCATCTGGTTCAGGTTCCGATCCCGAAGGATGGCTCTAGCCAGCAATTTGCGAATGCCCTGTTCGGACATCCTGTACTGCTTCGCCAGGGCAGGGATCGTTGTGCCCGTTCGTTGGGCCTCGAGTATCTCACGCTCGCGAGGGGTGAGCTTAAAGGCTGCATCCTGAGGAAAGTAGATCGTTTGGCCACCCCAGTTCTCGGCCAACATATCGGCCACTACCGCTCCGATATGCTCGGCTGCATCGTCATCGAGGCCGAACTTCCGCGCAGCTTTGGCCGCCGCCTCAGCAGCATTGTCCAACAGCGCGTTACGGCGGGCCTCCATCGACCTCATGCCGAAGGAGCCTCCCGCCGGGCACGGCGATTGGCGTCGATCTGAAGAGCGGCAATCACTTTGGACAGCTGATCCGGGTTGCACCATTCCAGGCGTCCTACCTTGAACATGTGGCGGGCCACCGAATGTGCATATTCCCACTCGCGCCCCGAATCGGCCAGCAGCGCCTCGATCTTGGACAGCTGCGGGGACAGGTCGCCCTTGGGACGACCGGCCCAGCGCTTGGCCGCATACGCTGCCTTGGCGGGGATGCCACCCAGGCGGCGCAACTCATTGGCGATCGCATCGAGCTGCCGGCGATCGCACTTGCCGGCGCTGCGCTGGGCAACGCCATGCTCCCTGGATACACGCTCGACCAGGTCACGGTAGACGTCCTCGCAGAGGCTGAGCTTCTTGGCACCGGCGTGGATCGCGGCCAGTACCCGGTTACGGCCGTCGCCGGCCTTGCGAGCGCGGGTCATGCCTTGCTCCTTGCGGCCTGGGCGGCTCGGAGGGCGATCTGCCACGCCGGAACCTCCAGGCCGGACTGATCCAGAAGCCGCAGCAGGCCGGCTCGGGATCCGGCCACGATGCGGCCGCCAGCCGTCAGGACGTCGGCGATCTGGGACTTCTTGGTAAGGGGAGCCCTTCGTTCAGTAGCCACCGGTCGTCTCCAGCTTCTTCTGACCTTCCTCCAGGCCTTGGTTGAGCTTGGCCTGCCGCCCTGCGTCATAGCCGCTGGCGTAATCGTCGGCTTTGGACCGCCCACCTTTGATTTGCTTGCCGGTGCTGACCTCAACTTCGCCGCAACGAAGGCTCACCGCTGCGTCGATAGACTCACGGCGCCCTTCCGGCAGCTCTGCACGCGGGAACAGTCGGTAGATCGCAGCCACCCAGCCGAGTGCAAACTCTTCTGCGCGGCGCTGGCGATTCGCCAACTTACGAACGCGTGCAACGTGGCGGGCCTTGTCGCGCTGCAACTGGCGGCGCAGCACGGTGAAGGCATATGCGGCGATCTGAGGATCGGCACCAGCACCGAAGAAGCGGAGCGTGGTACGGCCCTGCCAGATGAACTGCTCTTCCTTGAAGGACATCCCACGCTGGCGATTGCCGATCACGCGGCACCTATAGCCATCGGCAACCAAGGCGGCCAGGGCAATCAACGACTGGGGCAGATCACCACCACGAAAGCCGGTTGCGGCCTCGGTATCGCCGATTTCACTGGTGGCCGCGTCCGACTCGGTGAGGCCATAGCGGTCCATCAGCGCCCGAGCCTGGCGCAGTGCCGTCGCCGCCTCGGTGGCATTGGATGAGGCCGCCAGGCGGAGACATGCCTGGATCTTCCGCAAAGCTTGATCACGGGTCATCGATCAACCCTCCCGGCCAGAGAGCTGGAAGGCTTGTTCCAGCATCAGGAACAGGCGACGGATCTCGCCGCTCTGCAGGGCAAAGCGGGCGTCGAACTCGGCGCGGCGGCCGTCGGCATCGGCCTGCTCCAGTTGGGAGAGCGCGCCGTCCAGGAACTTCAGCTTGCGCAACACCAGGTCATCGCCCAGCTCGAAGGACAGCGCGTCCTCCAGCACCAGGGCCAGCTTGGTGACCTGCTTGCCGGCATCCAGGTGCTTGTCGATCTCGTCGCTGCGCAGTTCCTGGTCGCTGCAGCGCACCTTGGCGCCACCCTCGACCGGATCACGCAACTCGGCGGACTCGCCAAGGGACAGGCCTTCCGGCAGAGGCTCGCCAGCGATCCACCCGGTCAGGACCGAGCGCGGCGCGACTTCGGCATTCAGCGGCATCGCCGGGAAGCTGCCGAGCAGGCCGCGAATATCGGACACGAAGGCCTCAGCCACCTTGCGGCTGGAGGTGTCCACGGCCACATAGCCGTTGGCAAGGTCCAGAATAGCGTCGTGGCGGCTGTTCTTGACGAAGGCCTTGGGCAGTAGCTCGTGCAGGACGTCGTCCTTCATGCGCTTGCGCTCACGGCCACCCGGTCGACGCCCCTGTTCCTGTTCCATGACCTGAAGACGACTCTCCAGCGCACGGTTGACCACCGCGCCGGGCAGGATCTTGTCCTCGCCGCCCACGGTCAGCCAAAGGAAGTCGCCCTGCCGGCAGGACAGGTGCTCCTGCTCCTCGCGGCCGAAGGGGGAAATGAAGCCGCGAGAGTTCATTTCCAGAGGGCCGACCGGCTTCAGCACGCCATACGGCAGCACCGTCTCCACTTCGGAGAAGTCGGTGCTGGTTGGGAAGCGGAACAGCACCAGGTTACGCACGAACATGGCGGTTCTCCTCTGAGTTGGTGCCACCGTTGGCGGCGCTCATTGCACCCCAACGCAGGCGGCGCGGATGCTGGGAACACCACGCCAACCAGAGGCCCAGTGCGTCACCCTTTTCCCGCTGCGTCTGCGCCTCTGGCACGCCCGGTACAAGCAGCATCCCCTGCAGCAGTCCCTTTCCGTGCCTGGCTGCGACGCTGATCACCTTGCGCAGCTGTGCGCCGCTTCCTTCTGCGATGAAAATCGCACCGTCCGGCACACTCGTGCCGAACCCGATCTGGCCATTGGCCCAGCAGTACGCGATCACGAGTGCACCCCCAGGAGGTTGATTGGGCCACTGCGCTGCAAGACCAGCACCGGCGGGTGGAGCAGCAGCTCGAGAATGGCGTTGAGGGCCGCTTCGGCTTGGGCTTCGCACTTCTCGGCCATGCCATGCCCAACCTGGCGAGCAATGGCCGTGGCCACGTTCCGCTTCGTCTGCGGGTCGCGCAGGCCACACACGAAGTCGAGCCCGTCCATGCGCCGGATCGCGTCAGCCGTGGTAGACGCCATCGCACCTACCGCCTGCTGGGCGCACGGACCGCACATCGGCGATTCCGCCAAGCCGGTGGGCATGTCGCAGTTGACGCACGCGTTGCGCGGGCCGGAGGTGGCCACCTCAACGTCGGTACGCTCCTCGAAGAACAGCAGGGTCGGCTGCGAAATGTGGCGCTTCAGTCGCCAGGGAAACCCGTCGCCTCGGGCCTCGATGTACTGCAAGGCCAGTTGGACGCTGCCGCGAACTGGCCCGCTTACAGAGCCGCAAGTCGAGTCGTAGCCGCGCACGCCGTCCAGCTCAATGGACGGAGCATGGATCTCCACGTTCGCACGCGCAGCCTGGTCGGCGATCGCCACTGCCAGCACCAGGGTGTTGGCATTCAGTGCACCGCGAACGCCGTCGAAGCGGAAGGTGCAGGTGTCTCGGATCTTGGGCATGTCAGACCCCCGCCACATCGAGGGAAATCGGCTGGTACTGACCCCGTGCATCGCGCTCGTAGAAGCGCACGTAGGTCTTGCTGCCCACCACCGTCACCGCATCACTGATCGCGGTCATTGCCCGCTGCCAGCGGGCGTCATCGAACTGCAGCCGGCGCAGTGACAGCACCTCTGCCGTCTTGATGCTGCCGTCCTGGCCCACCTTGAAGGCGCTGTTGACCAGGGTGCGCAGCTCGGCGCGTGAGCCTTCGGTCCAGTCGTTCAGGCACTCATCGATGAGGGCCTTGGCAGCCTGCAGGCGCTCATCGAACTGGATGGTGTCCTGGCAGGCGCGCAGGATCTTGAAGCGGCCATCGTAGGAATACAGGCTGACGTTGCCCTTGTCGCCGCCGATCTTGGCGCCGTACTGCTCGCCGCTGAGCTGCACGAACGCGCCGATATCGGTGAACGTATCCGCTTTGAAGGTGCGCAGGGCTTCGCGCAGCTCCAGGGCGCGCTGGATCTTCTCCTGCACCAACTGGTCACGCGTCAGATCGATCGGTTTGATCTGTGCCTCGGGCACCAACCGACCATTACGGTCCTCGCGGTAGCCTTCGGGAATGGATGGGGTCATTGGGCGCCTCCTTGGGCGGCGGGGGTGACAAACGGTTGAGTGGGCCGAAGGACGTCCGGGACGCCTTCGACATGGATAGGGCTGTTGGCGGTGAACCAGTCGGCGCGCCAGCGGCGGGCGGCATCCAGCGAGATGCCGAGCAGGCCGGAAATGCGCTGTGGGGTGAGCTGGCGCGGGTTCTGTGTACGGGCCCACAGTGCAAAGCGCATCGCGCGCAAGTGGTCGTAGCGCTGACGGCCTGTACGTGCCATCACTCCACCCCGCCGAAGATGCGATCGAAGTGGTTGTGCAGCGAATCGACCAGGCGGCCACCGAGGTAAGGCGGCAACTCACCTTCCAGATCCTCCTGGGACTGGCATACGGTGCCGATGGACGGCGTCAGCGGGCCTTTGTCGAAGGCGGGACCTTCGTAGCCCCCAGCAGCAGATCGAGCCTTCTGCGCCCCTGTCATACCCGGCCGGGTACGACGCACACGCTGTGCCTGCGCGGCGGCCAACGCCGTCGGGTCGATCTTCCAGTCGGGGTTGAGGCGGTAGTTGCGGGCCGGCCCTTCGCCAACGCGCAGGATCATTCCGCATCGCACCGCCTTGGCGACCGCGTTGGACACGTAGCCGCGATACTGGAAGCCGTGCTCCATCACCCGATCGATCAGATCCGCAGAACGGACCACGCTGGCGCCCAGTGACAGGGCGATAGCGTGCTGCATTGCGACGCTGGGGACGGCGCTCATGGCTGAACAACCTGCGGCTGCGTGATGCCGGCTTCCGTACGCGTCAGCACGATGACCGGTGCAGGGCTGGGCGTAGTGCGAGCGACCACGCAAACCACCGCGCGGTGCTTGCCGTCGACCTTGCTGCGGGCCTGGGCGTCTTCGATCGCCTTGTCCGAGTCGGTGAAGGTGTCGCCACCCACCCACTCAGCAGGGACCACCAGGAATTGGCCACGCTCAGCCATGTGCCACCTCCCGCAGCATCGGAGGACGCTGGGTCCACTCCAGCTGCACGCCCTGGTACTCAGCGGCCATCACGCGGTCCTGCCCGCCGCTGCCGTTGGGCTGGCGGCGCTTGAGGTGGCCACCCACCATCGTGGGAGGGCGGTCCAGAATCAGCACCGCGCGACGGCCATTGCTGTGCAGGCCCAGGATCTCGATGCCGCTGTTCTCCAGCTCGCGTGCCGTGTTGGCGGCGGAATACAGCACGTCGGAATTGCGTTCATGGTTCATGGTTGGATTCCTCGTCGGTAACGGGCTTGTCCAGCCCGAGTTGTCCGTACAGATCCGGGAGCGCAACGCGCTTCATCGCGCTGACCTGCTCCAGGGAGGTCATGGCGCGCCCGACCAGGAAGGTGCAGGCGCGGTCCAGTTCGGCCGCACTGGCGGCCAGGTGGTAGCCGTGAGCCGGGTGGGCGCAGATCGGGTGCCCCTCGCGCCGCAGCTGCTCGATGATCTGGCGCAGGCGGCGCTCGTCGGCGGTGCTGGTGCGTGAGGTGATCTGCTGCACCAGGTCGCGGGCGGTGATGCCGTTGACGGCACCGCGACGGCCCTGCAGCTGCAAAAGCACCGTCTGTGGGGACAGCTCTTGCGGTAGCAGGGCCAGCTGCATGTCAGATGGCCCCCCGATCAATGCCGGCGGCGATGGCCAGGTCCAGAATCTCGTCCAGTTCCAGCAGCCAGCGCTTGCTGGTGCTGTGCGCGATCACCACCACGCCGCTGTGTATCCAGACCTCGACCGAGTACTCGCGGCCGGTTTCAGGGTCGTGCACCTGGACTTCTCCCACACGTGACGCTGTCGGGAACGTGTGGCAGTCCTGTACCAGCGTCCCGATGGACTTCTTCCGCTGGGGGTGCTGGGCACTGTGGCGCTGGCGGTTGCGCATCTGGCCACGGCAGCGCTTGAGGGTCGGAACGGCCATCATTCCTCCTCGTCGTCTTCGCCGTCGCGCAGCTGGTCGACCAGCGCACGCAGCTGCTGCAGGTTGAGGCTGTCCAGCAGCGAGGCCATGCTCTGGCCGTCGCGCCACTCGATGCCGGCACGGCGGAACAGGTTGCGGTGCATCACCGTCACCTGCTGGACGGGCAGCTCGGCATCGCGCATCAAGTAGAAAGCGAAGCTGCGCAGGTACTGCGACCCAGAGGTGTTGAAATCAGCCATGAGCCACCCCCTCGCGCTGCAGCACATCGGCCGGAACGTGGGCCGTAATGCGCTCCCAGTTCGCGCGCGGCACGATCACTACCTGCAGGATGTCCAGGTTGATCGGCTCGGGCTTATCCTGCATTTCGAAGGGAATCAGGATGGCTTGGGTAGCGAACGGCCACACTTCGCCCTGCGGCGCCCTCACCATTGCCTCTACCGCCGGCCAGCCTTCAGTTCGAATGGCCATCTCACACCCCCCGCACGACGTCAGCGGTGACGGTTGGCACGCCCAGGTCGGCGGCGCGGTTCATCGCGGCGGTGAGCGCGTTCTGGACCGCCAGCGGGTACAGCAGGGAGCCTGCGCCACGCGAAGGAACCAGCTTGGCGCGCAGCGCTTCGATGGCACCCTGTTCAACCACCTTGTCCAGCGGCACCTGGGCGCGCTTGAAGCGGTGCGCCAAGTAGGCGCCCAGCTCGTTGTCCAGCGGCGGCAGCGTGATGATCTCGATGCGCTGTACTACTTCGCGTACCTCCGGGTTGTGCTCGGATAGCTTCACGCCCAACTCGGGCTGGCCGATCAGGATCACCGACAGCAGCGGGCGCAGGCCGTCCTTCAGCTCGCGGAAGCGCTTGAGGTGCTTCAGGGTCGGCAGCGGCAGGCTGTGGGCCTCCTCGATCACCAGCACGTGGCTGTGGCCGGCGCGAGCACTGTCACGCAGCGATTCGTGCAGCTGGCGGAAGCGGGCCTCGGGGCTGCTCTTCGGCTTGGCCAGCGGGGCGACAGCGGCCATGATCGCCTCGGCGATATGGTGGCTGCGCAGGGTCTTGCCCACCGCGTCGCTGCCTTCGCTGGCCAGCACGTAGGGCTGGATAACAATGACGGCCTGCTCTTCACGCTGGATGCGATCAACCAGGTCTTCGCGCAGCGTGCTCTTGCCAGCGCCACTTTCGCCGATCACCGCAGCAAAGCCGCCGTGGCGGGCCACTTGGTACATGCTCTCGCGGACATAGCGGATATCCGGCGACAGGAACACCTCTTCGGCACTAGCCGGATCGGCGAAGGGATTGCTGGTGAGGCCGAAGTGACGCTTGGCCTGTGGAGTCAAAGCCTGAAAACGCAGTAGCATGGGATCTTCCTCGTCGTGAATGTCGTTGTCGTTATCGGTGTCTTGCGGTGGGGAAACCGGGGCTGGCGTGACCCCGCACGTCGGCCCCTCCTTTTCATGCCAGTGGGCGTCGGTTACGCCGTGCTGGGTCAGGCAGGAACTGATGGCAGCGCGCACCGCTGCCGGATCGCAGCTGGTGGGCAACTGGCCGTGGTTGATCAAGGCATTGAGGGCCGGACGGCTCAGACCTGCAGCACTGGCCAGGTCTCCCTGCTTGATGCCAGCCTCGGTGAGCAGGCGCTTCAGACGCAGCGTCATGCAGCACCTCCTTCCACAAGGCGCAGGCCGCCACGCTCAGGCGTCGCCAAGGCCTGTGCCCAGGATTCGACCTGATCCACCGGCAAACCTTCAGGCCAGCGCTGGGCGGTGCGGGCATAGTGGTCAGCCGTCCAGGCCGAACCCGCAGCCTCCAGCAGAGGCTTCAGACGCATGGCCGCTTCCACATGGTTCAGCGGCGGCAGCTCGGCGCGGATGGGCGTGACCGAATCGACCGTGAAGCGAGGGGCCTCGACCACATCGGGGACCGCGACGTCGACGCGATGACCCCGGCGCGGTAGGTGCTGGATCTCCGGCGCCTGCTGCACCGACTTGTAGGGGTCGATACGGCCACCGAACGGCATTGCCTTGGCCTTGCGCTGCGCCTTGGCTTGCTCGTCGGTCTCGGCATCCATCGCCAGGCGCTCGACCCGCTTGCGGTTTGTGTCCGCCGGGGTGTCGGCGTGCGCGTGGTATGTGCCGACCGCCACCGCACCGGTGAACCCGTATGCGTCTGCTTCCAGCGGCTCCATCGTGTACCAGGTGTCGCGGCCAGCATCGTCGGTAAACAGCGCCTGCGCACCGAACTCGCTACCGAAGGCATTGCGGGCGACCGTGAGCTTCTGGCCCACGATCACGCCCGGCACTCCCGACACGTCGTAGGTTCTGCCCAGGAAGCTGATCCGCAGCAGCGGGTTGACCTTGCGCAGTTCCGGTGCGCGGGTGGCCAGCTTCATGCAGTCCTCGGTCGCCGGTACCAGGCGCAGCTGATCGGGCTTGATCGTCATCCACGCCTGGTAGCGCGAGGACTTGTGCCGGGTGTGTTGAGCGGTGGCATTGAAGTTGCGCATCCAACGCCACGCCGATGCGTTGAGCTGCTCCAAGCTCTGCACGTTGTCGAAGCGAAGGCGGTGCTCGAACTTGCGTTCGATCAGGTCGTTGGTCTTTTCGACTTGGCCCTTTGCCCACGGCTGGCCCGGCTGATTGATCCAGATGCGAATGCCCAGAGCAGCGCACAGGTTCTTGAACATCGCACCTGTATTGGCACTGCCCGGGTCCACCATCACCATCGTCGGTGCGCCACAGAAGGGGTCAGCCGCACCGCGGTACTGCATGGCGTTGATGAAGGTGCGGCACAGGTTCTCGCCGCTCTCGGCGCCCAGCACGTATTCCACGTAGAAGGCGCCGCTGGTGTGGTCGGTGAACACATAGCGCCAGACACGCTCGTTCTCCACGCGAGCCAGGTTCTTGGGCTTGTTCTTGTAGAACTCGCTTGCCGGCATCGCATGCAGGCCGTCCTGGCGCTTGAGGTAATACAGCACGCACAGGCTGGGATCGGCCTGCCACACCTGGTTGGGATGTTCGCTGGCCAGCTGTACCTTCGGTGCGGGTGCCGACAGCTGATCAGGGTGCAAGCGGTTGGTGCGCAAGGCCTTGGCTGCCGAGCTCTCGCTCAGCAGTCGGATCTCGCCGGTACCGGCATCCACAGTCTCGCCGCGCACCATGCCATTGGCGCGCAGCATGTCGATGGCCTCGCCGATGCTGGCCAGGCGTTTGCCGGTGCCGCGACGCGACTCCAGCAACACAGCGGAAATCAGTTCCAGTTCATGCTGGGTCCAGTCGGAGTTGCCCCGATCGCTGCGGCGCTTGCGCGGCTTCAGCGAACAGGTCAGCTTCGAGACCTGTCGGTACAGCGTCTGTACGCTGCAGCCCCATTCGGCGGCGTATCGCTCGGCAATGGCCCGTTTCTGGCCGTGCTCGGCGCAGAGCAGGTCAGCGGCGGCCTGCTCGATCAAGCTGGCGCTGAGGGCCATGTCAGCCCTCCCGCTTCCAGTCGGCCAGGCGGCGGTCATGAATCACCGTGACGCCCACCTCCTGGTGGTCGCGGACAAGGCGCAGGTCGTTGATCAGGCTGGCGATGATCCCGGCCACCTGTTCATCAACATTGAGGTCGTGCTGCTCGGCGTGCTGCATGAGCGCGATCACCGCCCCGCTGAAGCCGGCTTCTTCACTGCCGGTGGCGATGGCTAGACGGACCTGGGAGGTTGCGAGCTCCAGTTGGGTCAGCAGTTCCTGCGACTGCTCGTCCGGAGTGGCCTTCTTCCACTTCTTCTGCGCTTTTGCCGTCTTCTCCTCCGCCTTGTTGAGATCGTCGCTCAACTTGGTGATGCGCTGATCCTTGGCCTCAAGGTCGGCGCGGGCGTCGCGGATGGCGGCGCGGAGTTCGGCACGGGACATCGTCTCGACGTCATCGAGAGAGAGCCCGCCGGTCTCACCTTGTTCCGCGAGCTCGGTGAACTGCTCCTCCGGCAATGAAAGAAGTTCGATCAGCCGACTCTGGGTCTTGGTGGCAGCCACCAAATGCGTCGCATGCGACGCATTTGGGAGCATGGAGACGCGACGAGCGGCCTCCATCATGCGCTGGGCTTGCCGGGGCTCGATGCTCAGGCGTTCAAGCATTCCCTGCCAATCGCCATGCGTTGCGCATTCGCGGGCAACCACCAGGTAGCGGCCGGCGCGCAGGAAGGCTTCGCAGCCCCGGCGCAGTTCGCCGCGAATGGCGTTCTCATAGTGGTCCGGGTGCCACGGCAGGCCGTCGCCGAACTGATCCACCACCTCGCTCTGGTGCTCGCCCAGGGTGACCAGCTCCTGGCTGCGCTCGGCCAGATTGCTTGTATCCAGTTCCGGGGTTACAGACTCGGCTTGGGCGAGCGGCTTGGCGCCGCGCTTGTTGGGTTGCTTCTCTGCCATTTCGATCCTCGTCATCAGTTGGGGCTACGGCTGTAGCGGTTCTTGAAGTCGTCCAGCTGCCGCTCTTCGCGGAGCACCTCGTCGAGATGTGCCAAGGCGATCTGGACAATTCGGGGGGACAGACGCCAGTTGTCCTGGTCATACGGGGAGCGCTCGACCAGGCCGTCCTCGGCCAGGCGCTGCAGGTTGCGCAGCGTGGTGCTGGGTGATTCGCCGATGCCATCGGCGATTTGCTTCAGGCGCAGGCCGGAGCGGCTATGCCCAGCGAGGCCGAACAGCAGGCGGGCGAAGATGCTCTGCTCGCTCATGCCGCAGCACCCTGCTGACGGCGTGCCAGCTCCTTGAGGATCCGGACGGCGCGGCGGTCGGCTGCGTCGACGGCGCCGGCCAGCGGCAGGGTGTTGGCCAGCGGCTCGTCTGATTCGACGGCGCACTGCCAGTTGTTCACAGCGGTGGCGTACTGGTCACGGGCCGAGGCAAGCAACAGCTCCAGTTCGCGGGTCGGGACTTCGTCCAGGGGGCGGCCGGCGGTGCTCATGCTGAGGCGCTCAGGCCTGCGGCCTTCAACAGCCGGCGCCGCAGGGCCTGACCCTTCGGGCCATTCCAGCGTCCGATGAGGACGTCTCGGGCGTTCTGCGGTGGGACGCCGTTCTCCATGCACCAGCCGCGGAGACTGGTGCCCTTGCCAACGAAGGCGGTGCGGACCTTGAGGTGAAGATCCAGGCTGGGGGCGGGTTCGCTCATCGCGTGTATCCTTTGATCCTTGTTCCATTGGTTGGCTGCTGTAGGCGCTGCCAGTGGAAGTAATCATGGTACGGATTTCCGTGCCTGTCAACACATATGGCATGGAATTTCGTATGACTATCGGAACCCGTCTGAAGGCTGAGCGGGAGCGCCTGGGGCTCACGCTGCCCGAGTTCGCAGAACTCGCTGGCGCGAAGAAAAACACGGTGATCGACTGGCAGAGGGACGTATCCAGTCCGCCAGCCGCCAGGCTTGCGGCGCTGGCGGACTCCGGGGTGGATCCGCTTTATGTTTTGACGGGGCTACGCAGCATTGCCCGGCCAGGAATGTCGGAACCCGAAGTCATGCAGTTCAATGAACTGGTAGATACCTTCTGGGCACTTTCCGACACCAGCCGTTCCGTGGCTCTCGGGCTACTGGAGGGACTGCTATTGAAGGACATCAAGGCGGGAGCGTCTCGCGCAGTTCGGAAGCGAACAAGGGCGTAGTGCGAACGTCGTGGCCTCGCCGAGCTTCGATCAACGAAACATCAGGGTTAGTGCCCTGATACCGGTCACCGGGTGACAGTTCATCTGCAGGGAGTTGAATACATGAAAAGCACGGAATTCGCGTCGGCACTGTATGGCAACGAATCTGCCATCAAGCCGAAATCGGCATTGCTTCGCATCGCCTCGAGTGCGCTGCTTGTTCTGGTGCTTTGTGCCGCAAAGGCTACAGTTGGTGCGGACTTCCGTGCCGAACAGCTTGCTCGGCTTGAAGTGGGTAAATCGACACTTCAGGACGCCATAACTGCACTCGGCACGTCGCCTCAGAACTCGCAGATTGGAATTACTGGGTCGGCCGTCTACACGTGGACGTTTGTTGAATCGAAGGTCAACTGGTTCACCGCTCGAGGCAGCGTCGAAACCAAGCAAGTCGTCCTCGTCTTCAATCCTGATGGTTCATTCCAACGCATATCGGATATGCAGGGTGTTGCACTTGATCCACCCACGATGAAGCGCTTGTTCATTGATCCGGCGGCGGACGCCACACGGCGGATCCAAACTGCCCTTGCCGCGCAAGGTCTCACTCAAAATGACGCGCGTGGCGAGCAAAGCCCAACAGCTGCAGGGCTCACGGTCGAGCCTGAGTTGGACAGGGTGAAGGGCGAGGTGCCGGCATCTTCCGGTAAGAGCTGGTGGGAAGCACATAAGCCCAAGAGCGAATAGTCTTCGGCTTCTAAGCACATCGTGACGGGTGCCCACCCTCTCACGCGCGCGCGTGAGATTCCTCGAAACCAGTTTCAAAGACGACGCTCAGCCAAACGCTGAAACTCTGCCCATCGGTTTGGCGCGCACTGGCGCACCTGGCCGACGGGCATCCTCGTCTGCCCGTCGGCCATCTTTCCCTGGAGATGGCGCATGGCAGCAGAGCAACCCGGTAACAAGGCACTGCCCATCGCGGGAGGAATGCTGGCGACCATGCTGGCGTTGCTGCTCGGGTTGGTGCAGCCCTTCGAGGGCTACTCGGCCCAGCCCTATCGTGATGTGGTCGGCAAGCTGACGGTCTGCTACGGCCATACGGCCAAGGTAGAACAGCGCACCTACACCCGCGCCGAATGCGAGCGCCTGCTCCAGTCGGACCTCGGCGTCGCCTGGAACACCGTGCAGAGTTGCATCAAGGTGCCGATGACGGACTACCAGGCAGCTGCCCTGACGTCGTTCGCCTTCAACGTCGGTCCCGGTGGCGCTGGGGTCAAGGACGGTCTGTGCTTCCTGCGCAACGGCCAGCAGCCGCGGATCCGTGTCTACGCCAATCAAGGGCGCTGGGACCTTGCATGTGCCCAGCTGAGCAACTGGGCCAATGCCGGCGGCAAGTCCTATAAGGGATTGGAGCGCCGCCGCACCGCTGAGCGCGCGATGTGCGAGGGCCGGTACTGATGGTCCGCACCCTGACCGCAACGGTCGCCCTGCTGCTGGTGCTCCTGCTGGTCGCCATTGCCGCAGCACTTCTCTATCGCGGCAATGCCCTGGACTCGCAGGCCCGCGATGCCACGGCGCAGCAGCGCGTGACCACGCTTCAATCGCAGCTGGAAAGCGAGCGCAGTGCTCGCGACACCGAGCATACCCAGGCCAGGGAAATGGCTCAGATCGGAGACGAACATGAAGATGATCGGGAGGCGTCCGCGTCCATCCCTGCTGCTGTTGTGGCTGACCTGCGCGCTGGCAATCTCCAGCTGCGCGACGACCTCGCCACCTGTCACACCGCCCGCCTGTCCCAAGCCGTCTCTGGCGCCGTCGAACGTGATGCGAGCGCCCAACTACGTCCAGAGGTTGCAGGCGCTGCTCTTCAAATCGTCACCGAAGCTGAAGACCACGTCCGCTCCTGCCAACGCGTCATCGGCGTCCTCACCGGACAGCGCCCACCCGTCGAGACCAACCCATGATCGTTGAAGTACAGCCGCTCTACCTGGTGTGGTTCGCCGGCATCGGCATCACCCTGCTTGGCGGCCTGATCGCCGGCGGCCGCTGGCTGGTCAACCAACTGCAGCAGCGAACGGATCAGCAGTTGGCCATCCTTATCAACGACAGCAAGCGCTGGCGCGAGGTTGAGAGTCACCTCACCGACTTCCGCCTGGAAGTTGCGAAGGATTACGTCCGCCGCGAGGACTATGCCCGCGGACAGAGCGTTATCGAGGCAAAGCTTGATGCAGTGGCTTCGAAGATCACGAACATGCAAAGCAAGGGGAACACGCCGTGAGTCACGGAAATCAAGGCCCGGATTTGGGCAAGCTGCGCAGGGAGCAGCTGCGCTGGCTGATGTTGCTGGTGCTGGATCGCTCACGCCCCTATCCGATCGGTGAAGCCGTCCTGGCCGGCGCCGCCCAGGACATGTACCCGGATGCCACCGCGCTGGAGGTTCGCCGGGAACTGGACTACCTGGACACCCGTCACCTGATCGACATCACCAAATCCCCGTCGGGGCCGTGGTCGGCGGAGCTGACCCGCCACGGTGTGGACATCGTCGAGTACAGCATCGACTGCGGTCCGGGGATCGCCCGCCCGCCGAAGTACTGGTGACCTCATGCCTCCCGTGAGCAAGATCGACTTGTTGCCGGCCGATGTGCGTGACGAGCTGGATCGGCGCCTGGTTGCCAACGCCTTCGGTGGCAGCATCTCGCTGTCCGAATGGCTGGGCGAACAGGGCTACGAGATCAGCAAGACCACCGTCAACGAACGCGCCAAGCGGCTCAAGCGCCGCTTGGCTTCGATCAGTGCCAGCACCGAAGCCATGAAACTGGTGGCCGAGCAGGCGCCGGACAATGCCGCCGAGCGCGGTAGCGCGCTGATGGGCCTGCTGCAGACCGACCTGTTCGAAGCACTGCTGCAGTTCCAGGAGGCAGCCGACCAGGACGACGAGAGCATTTCCCCCGCCGATCGCATTGCGCTGTACAGCAAGGCGGCCAAGGCCATTGCCGAGCTGACCCGCTCTTCCATCGTGCGCGAGAAGTGGGCCGGCGAGATCCGCCAGAAGGCGCTCGTCGACGCGGCCAGCCGGGTCGAGGAGGCTGCGCGAGCCAAGGGCCTGGACGCCGAGGGCGTGGAGTTCTGGCGCAACAAGGTGCTGCATGGAGTCGGCTAAGTGAGTGCACTGGGTCCCCTGCCGGATACCGAGCGCGTCCTGGACTGGGATGAGCTGCCTGAGAGCGTGCGCTCGATCTCGGCCAACTTCGATCCGAGCAAGGCCGGTGTGCTGATGGCTCATCAGTCCGAATGGATCCGGATGCAGGAAGGGCTGGATATCGCGGTCTGCGAGAAGGGGCGCCGCACTGGCATCACCTTCGCCCAGGCGCTGAGCGACACCATCACCGCCGCTTCTGCCAAGGACGCCGGCGGCGACAACGTGTGGTACATGGCCGACACCAAGGAAAAGGGTCTGGAGTTCATTGGCTATGTGGCCAAGTTCGCGCCGATCATTGCCCAAGGCCAAGCCTCGCGTATCGAGCAGCACATCTTCCAGGACCAGCAGCCTGACGGCACCAGCCGGCAGATCCAGGCCTTCCGGGTTCGCTTCGCCAGTGGTTTCCGTATCACGGCACTGTCCTCGCGCCCGGAGAACATCCACGGCCTGCAGGGCGTGGTCGACCTGGACGAAGCGGCGCTGCACAAGGACGTGGCCAAGGTGCTCGAATCAGCCACCGCGCTGCTGATCTGGGGTGGCCGGATCCGCGTGTGGTCCACACACCGCGGCAAGAAGAATCCGTTCAACCAGCTGGTGCAGGACGTCCAGGCCGGTCGCTACGGCAAGAAGGCCGGGGTGATCCGCATCAGCTTCGATGATGCCGTGTCCAACGGCCTGTACGAGCGGGTCTGCGCCATGCGTGGCAAGGTGGCCACCGCCGAGGGCAAGAAGGAGTGGTACACCGCCATCCGCTCGGCCTATGGCCCGCGCAAGGCCGCCATGCGCGAGGAGCTGGATGTCATCCCGCGCGACGGAGATGGCTCGGCCATCCCCTCAGTCTGGATCGATCGGGCCATGCCCGAGGTCCGCCCTGTGCTGCGCTTGGTCTTCGATGACGACTTCCCCAAGCGCTCGGAGAAGGAACGCGAGATCTGGTGCTCGGTCTGGATCGCCACCACGCTGCTGCCGGTGCTGCGTGCTGCGGTGGCCGGGTTCACTGGGCGCTGGGCGGTCGGCATGGACTTTGCGCGCCACCGCCACTTCTCGGTCATCAAGCCGGCCAAGGTCAGTCAGGATCTGCGCCGGGATGTGCCGTTTCTGATCGAGATGGCCAACGCGCCCACCCGCCAGCAGGAGCAGATCCTGTGGGCGTTTCTGGACGCGCTGAATGAGGGCTTCCGCGGCCGCTGGTCGTTCGCTGGCGACGCCACCGGGCCGGGCCAGACTCTGATGGAGTACACAGGCGACCGCTACGGCCGTGCCGAGCTCGATGCAGAGACGAGCCGCTACAGCGGCGGCCCGATCCATGAGGTCACTCTGTCGCGGCCGTGGTACGGCGAATGGATGTCCAAGTACATCGCGCTGTTCGAAGACGGATTCATCAGCCTTCCCAGGGATGCGTCTCTGGAAGACGACCACCGCGCGGTGGAGTACGTCGACGGCATCCCGATGGTGCCGCGTCTGGAACGGAAGGACCTGCAGGATCCGGAGTTGGTCCGTCACGGCGACGGCGCGATCGCAGGTGTCCTGATGCAGTTCGCCGCGCTCAACCACGCCACCTCGGTGCCCATCGAGTACCAGGCGGCCGGCGCTCGCGCCTACATCGGCGACGGCCGAGCCGACGGCGTGGCCACCGTCGTGACCGATGATGCCTTTGGCACGGTCAGCGGCGGCAATGATTTTGGAGGATTCGCATGACCACCGCCCGCCCAGAGATTGGCCGCGAGATTGCCACCACCGCCGATGGCATCGACATCACCCGCGGCTACACCGGGCCGCTGCTGCTGCCCTTTGACAGTGTGCTGCGCAATCGGGGCGGCTACGACCTGCAGATCTATGAGCAGGTGCTCTCCGATCCGGAGGTGAAAACCACCTTCGGCTCGCGCCAGGACTCGGTGGTGGCCTGCGAATGGCAGGTGGAGCCTGGCGGCGAGAAGCGCATCGACCGCCAGGCGGCAGAGTATCTGCAGGAGCAGCTGCACGGCATCGGCTGGGACAACGTCACCCGCAAGATGCTGTTTGGCGTGTTCTACGGCTATGGGGTGGCCGAGATCCTGTACAAGGTCGACGGCACCCGCATCGGCCTGGAGGCGATCAAGGTCCGCAATCGCCGACGCTTCCGCTACGGGAAAGAAGGCGATCTGCGCCTGCTCACCCAGACCCAGATGACCGAGGGCGTCCCGGCACTCGCACCGTACTTCTGGAACTTCTGCTCCGGTGCCGACCATGACGATGAGCCCTACGGCCTGGGCCTGGCGCACTGGCTGTACTGGCCGGTGCTGTTCAAGCGCAACGGGCTCAAGTTCTGGCTGATCTTCCTGGAGAAATTCGGCATGCCCACTGCGGTGGGCAAGTACGATCCCACCGCAACCGATCCGGAGAAGGCCAAGCTGCTGCAGGCCACCCGCGCGATCCAGACCGACAGCGGCATCATCATGCCCAAGGGCATGGAGCTGGCGCTGCTGGAGGCCGGGCGCAGTGGCACGGCCGACTACAAGGCCCTGCAGGACTACATGGATGCCACCATCCAGAAGGTGGTGCTGGGCCAGACCGCCAGCACCCAGGGCACACCCGGCAAGCTGGGCAACGACCAGCTGCAGCGCGAAGTGCGCCGCGACATCATCACCTCCGATGCCGACCTGGTGTGCGAATCCTTCAACAAGGGGCCGGCGCGCTGGCTCACCGAATGGAACTTCCCCGGCGCAGCCATCCCACGGGTCTATCGCGTCACGGAAGAGCCAGAGGATCTGGACGCCACCGCCAGCCGCGACAAGAAGATCCTCGACCTGGGCTACAAGCCCAAGCAGGTCTACATGGACCAGACCTATGGGGACAACTACGAGCCTGTCCAGGCGCTGCCGGAGCCACCTGCGGTACCGACAGCGATCGATGGGCCGCAGTTCGCTGATGCCGGCGGTACGGTGGGTAGTCTGCTGCGCCGGCACTATCCGGCGGCCTTTGCCGACAGCACCCCGAAGGCGCCTGATCCTGCCATCGGCCTAGGCCAGCAACTTGATCGGCAGCTATCGCCCATTGGCAGTGGCTGGGTGGAGCAGATCCGCCAGCTGGTCGATGAGGTCGATTCGCTGGAGGAACTGCGCGACCGGCTGTTCGAGCTGCATCCGAACATGACCCTGGACGACTACGCCTCGGTGATGGCCGATGCGATGACGGCAGCGACGCTGGCCGGCCGTACCGACGTCCAGGGCGCGGGAGACTGATCAATGGCCGGCGTTGCCTACGCTCAACTGCCGTTCCAGGAGCAGATCGAGTTCTTCCGTCGCAAGAAGAACGTGCTCACCGAGAGCTACCTGGACGTGTGGGAGGCCGAGCACGACACCAGCTTCATGGTGGCCGGTGCCAACCGTGACGCACTGCTGGCCGACTTCCGGCAGTCCATCGACCGTGTCATCGCCGAGGGCCGCACGCTGGAGCAGTTCCGCGAAGACTTCGACCGCATCGTGGCCACGCATGGCTGGGATTACAACGGCGGCCGGAACTGGCGCTCGCGGGTGATCTACGAAACCAACCTGCGTCAGAGCTACAACGCCGGGCGCTGGGCCCAGCTGCAGCAGCTGATCAAGGTACGGCCGTTCTGGCGCTACAACCACAACGATGCCGTCGAACACCCCCGGCCACTGCACGTGTCCTGGAATGGCATGGTGCTACGCCATGATGATCCCTGGTGGCGCTATCACTATCCGGCCAACGGCTGGGGCTGCCAGTGCTACGTCGATGCGCTCAACGAACGCGATCTGCGCCGCTTGGGCAAGGACGGCCCCGACACGGCCCCTGAGGTTGTGATGCAGTCGGTGACGGTCGGGCAGCGCAGTCCCGGTGGACCGCGCACGGTGCTGACGCCGGCAGGCGTCGATCCTGGCTTCGGCTACGCGCCTGGAGCAACGGCGGACCACTGGCCCAGTGGCCGTGGTGGTCCGGTCACACCGCCCTCGCTGACAGGCCAACTGACCTCCGCTCTGCAGAGTGCACTGGAGACGGGCGCGCGGCTGCCAGCGGCGCCCGCTGCCGCCAGTGCCGCCCAGGCCTTGGCGCGGCCGCGTGCCAGGGACGCCCTGCAGGCCGGCTACGCAAGCTGGCTGGCCAGCATTGACGCCGATGCCGCGCACGCTGCTCGCTACCTGGCCGGCGCACTGTCTCCCGGTCTGGTGTCGCAGCTGCAGCGCGCTGCCGTTCGACCAGCGACGGCGGCCTTTGCAGTGTTGGCTGAGCAGCTCCCCATCACTCGGCCTGGCGCGGTCGCCATCGCCGCAGCCGAGCTGCCTATCCGCCTGCTCGATGCGGTGGCCATCCTATTGGACGTGGCCGCAGGCCACCTGCGGTATGTCCTTGCGGTGGGGCGCCCGGCCTTCATGGTGGTCGACGTGGCCATCTCGGAAACGGGCGTCAGCACCATCCAGCCCCAGCTGCAGATGCTGATGCCTTCTGATCTCAAGCGCAGCGTCGCCGATGGCACGCTGCAGCTGCTGCAGGGAGCACTCTGATGGCGCAGCTCGAAGTCACCCTGGATTCGGCAACACCTGCGCTGGCTGATGCGCTGCGCCAGCTGGAGGGCGAAGCACGGCAACTGATCCTGAGAGACTGGGGCGAGTACCTGCTGAGGTCGACACGCGAGCGAGCCAAGAAGGAGCGTGATCCGACCGGACAGCGATGGCGTGCACTGGAGCCAAGCTACAAACGCTGGAAACAGAAGAAGCGCCCCGGCGTGCCGATTCTGAAGTTCGATTTCCACATGCTCGGTGATATGGCCTCATGGCAAACGGATGGGAACGACGCCGTCCTGGTCGGTACCAATGCACCCTATGGCGCCATCCACCAATTCGGCGGCACCATCCAACACGCCGCGCGTCCGGCCAATATCCACCTGAAGACGGGTAAGGGCGGCAGCCGGTTCGTCAAAGCCAGTCGTAGGAACGCGCGCTTCAAGCGCTCGGTCACAATGCCTGCGTACACGAACACCATCGCCGCTCGCCCGTGGCTGGGTGTAAGTCGCGAAGATGAGAAGGAGCTGCTGGATATCGCCCAGGATCACGTGAGCGGCGCCTTCGAGTAGCTCACGCATAAGCGGCGCTCTGCGCGCCGCTACAGGCGCGCCGCCACACTCGGGCGTCACCCACACCGGCTTGGTGTCTGACACACCTGTGCGGCCGATACTGGCACTTGTTTCCACGCAGGACGATCACCGCACGCGCATCGTGCATCTGCGGTTGAAGTTATCTGCAATGAACCGTCCCAAGACGTGAGACGGTACTGCGGGAAAAAGGAGGCATGAGCCAGTCCGCTGCCGCCCTCGAAAGTTGGAAACCAGTTTCAAAGACAGCGCACTCTGCCGCGGGAAAACTGGCGGCATGAACCAGCCCGCCGCCACCCTGCAGATCTTCAAAGCCGGCACGCACGTTGCCGAAGACGGCCGTGAGCTGACCTTCAGCGACGCGGATGTGCAGCAGATCGCCGACAGCTACGACCCGGCGTTGCACGAAGCGCCCATCGTGGTGGGCCATCCCAAGACCGACGATCCGGCCTATGGCTGGGGCAAAGCGCTTCTGGCCAAGGATGGCCTCCTGATGGCCGAACCGCACCAGGTCGATCCTGCCTTCGCGGAGCTGGCCAACAACGGCCGCTTCAAGAAGATCAGCGCGTCGATCTTCATGCCCGATTCGCCGGGCAACCCGACACCGGGCAAGTACTACCTGCGCCACATCGGCTTCCTGGGCGCTCAGCCGCCGGCAGTGAAAGGCCTCAAGTCAGCCTCGTTCGCCGAAGGCGATGACGCTGCCTGCTTTGCCATGTCGCTGGCCCCACTGGGCTGGACGTTGACGGATCTGTTCCGCCGCTTCCGCGACTGGCTGATCGATACACAGGGGCTGGAGACAGCCGACCAGGTCATTCCGGACTGGCAGATCCGCGGCATCGAGAGCAGCACACGCGATGACGACAACTCGCGCACGTCGGCCCTCTTCGCATCGCCATTGCTCACCCCGTTCCCGCGCAGCGCCCACGGTGCGCCTGCGCCCGTCCAGGCACCGCCTCCCACTCGTGAACAGGTCAAATTGGAGATCGACCCCATGTCCCAGCAGCACAACGCCGAGCAGGCACAGCGTCAGCAGCAGCTCGACCAGCAGGCTTCCACCCTGGACGCGCGCGAGAAGGCCCTCGCCGCCCGTGAACAGGCCGCGCGACGCGAAGACGCAGTGGCGTTCGCCGAAGGCCTGGTCAAGGAAGGCAAGCTGCTGCCGCGCCAGCAGCCGGCCGTGGTGGAACTGCTGTTGGCTCAGCCCAATGGCAAGGAGCCGCTGAACTTCGCCGAGGGTGAAACGACGGTGTCCAAGCCGGCCGAATCGGTGCTGCGCGAGCTGCTCACCAGCCTGCCCAAGGCGGTGGACTTCAGTGAGAAGTCCGGTGGCGACACGCCCAACGCAGCCGCGAACTTCGCAGCGCCCGCGGGAGTGCATGTCGACGCCGGCCGCGCGGATCTCTTCAACAAGGCCAAGGCCTATCAGCAGCAGCACCCCGGCACGTCCTGGGCGGCTGCAGTCGCAGCGGTCGGCGGCTGACCTTCCCATCCAGGAGCCCACCATGTCCCAGAACATCGCTCTGCTCACGCTGTCCGTGCAGGCCACGGCAGCACTCACTCACAACCGCTTCGTCTCGCCGGCGGGCGGCGTAGCAGCTGCCGGCGGCAACGCCTACGGCGTCACGCGCTCCGATGCAGAGATCGGACAACTGGCTCCGGTTGACGTCCTGGGCACGACCCAGGTGACCGCAGGTGCCGCCATTGTTACGGGCGCTGCCCTTGAGGTCGGCGTCGACGGCAAAGCCGTCACGGCTGACGCGGGCAAGGTCGTCGCCCGCGCGGCACCTGGCGCCAAGGCCGCCGCCGACGGCGACGTGCTCGAAGTGATCCTCATCCCGAACTGACCGGCAAGCGCCGCAGGAGATTTACATGTCCGCACAGATGACCCCCGGCCAGGTTCGCGTCGTTGACCCGATCCTTTCCGAGCACGCCCGTGGCTATCGCCAGGCGCAGCTCGTGGCCGCCGCGCTGTTCCCCTTCGCCGATGTCGCCGCCTATGGCGGCCAGGTGATCGAGTTCGGCAAGGAATCCTTCAAGATCTACAACTCCAAGCGTGCCCCTGGCTCGAACACCAAGCGGATCCGCTTTGGCTACCAGGGCAAGCCCTACTCGATCATCCCGAGTGCACTGGAAGCCCTTGTGCCGCGCGAGCACATGAAGGACGCCAGCCAGGTGCCTGGCATCAACTTGGGCACGCGAGCTGTCAACACCGCGCTGCGCTCGCTGCTGCTGGAGTACGAGGTGGACAGCGCCAAGATCGCCACCTCCGCCAGCAACTACGACAACGATCACAAGGTGACGCTGGCTGGCAACAACGTGTGGTCCAACGCCGCCTCAAACCCGGCGCAGGATGTCGAAACCGGCAAGGAAGCGGTGCGTGACAGCATCGGCTTGTATCCCAACACCATGCTGCTGTCTGCCAAGTCGTTCAAGCAGCTCAAGCAGCATCCGAAGCTGATCGATCGCTCGGCTAACACAGGCGTGCGCAAGGTCACCCTGGACCTGCTCAAGCAGATCTTCGAGATCGACAACATCGTGGTCGGTGGTGGTGTGGTGGCCGACGACAACGGTGCCTTCGGTGACGTCTGGGGTACTTCGGCTGTCTTGGCTTACGTCAGCCCTGGTGCGGACGTGAACGCCAACGTGGAGGAGCCCAGCTATGGCTATGGCTATCGCATCGAAGGCATGCCGCTGGTCGAGCTTCCGTACTGGGATGCGAATGCCAAGAGCTGGATCTACGGCGTCAGCAACGACGCCACCCCGGTTCTGGCCGGTATGGCTGCCGGCTACCTGATTCAGGGCGCCGGCCTGTAATACGCCGCCGGCGACAGGACGTCGCCGGATTGGCTGCCGCTCATCCGTACAACCCAGCGAGCGGCAGCAGCAGGCGAACGCGGGCCTGGCCGTGCGAAGCACAGCAAAACTATGCGTGACAGCCGGAGAGCACGGCACCACACCTATTCGGAGATCTCGTCGTGGCCAAGCCCCGCACTGTGCCGCCCAGCGCACCCAAGACCGTCCAGGACGACACGCCGGCCGACGTGCCGGCCGTGAAGGAAGAGAAGACTACGGACGCGCAGCCGGCGACGGACGGCTCGGTACCGGAGCAAGGCCGAGGTGAGCTGGAGTCCGCCGCGTCGGTTGTCCGTGCAGCCGATGGCGCTGCCGTGGACCAGTCGCAGGCCGACCGTTCGGCAGCGGACCAGGGCGCGGACGCCGAAGCGGGTGTTTCTTCGCCTGATGCAGCGTCTCTCGACGTTGTCACTGCGCCTGCCACTTCCACAGTTGGGGGTGATGACGTACCGAGCGCTTGGTTCTTCGAAGTACTCAGCCCGTTCAAGCACAACGGCGCGGTCGTCAAGCCGCCGGCGTGGATCGAGATGACGTGGGAAGAGGCGCAGGCCTACCAGGATGCTGGCGTCCTCGGTGACGAACCGGCCACCCCGGAAGAGCTGGAGTAACTGGCCGCCATGTCCTACTGCACGCTCGCACTGCTGTCGGCGGCCAAGCTCGCTCAGGAACTGGCGCAGGTGGCCACGCCGGAGCGCTATCCCATCGTGGATGATGCGCTGATGGATGCCACGCTGCTCGGCAGCGATCGCAGCGCGTTCGATCCGGCCGACGTGGCAATCGCCGATGAGGCGGCCGCGCACGTGCAGCGTGCCCTGGATGATGCCGATGGCGTGATCAACGGCTACCTGGTCATGCGCAAGCCCAAGCCCTATCCGGTGCCGCTGCCGGCGCCGGTACCGGGCCTCGTGTCCACTTGGGCACGATGGATTGCGCGCTACCTGCTGCACAAGGATCGGGTCAACACCGAGGAGCGCACCGATCCGGTGGTGCGCGACTACAAGGAAGCGCTGCGCTTCCTGGAGTTGGTGCGGGATGGCAAGTTCAGCCTCGGGGCGGATGACCCGCTGCCGGCGCCGAGCGGTGGCGCCCCCGAAGTCTGTGCGCCGCCCCGGGAGTTCAGCCATCGCACCCTGCAGGACTACGGCCGGTGAGCACGCAACCCTTCGACATTGGCTTGGTGCGCGATCGCATCCGCCAGGGCGTCAGCGACAAGGAGCTGCGTCAGGTGCAGGGCAGCGCCGACTATGCCGCCGTCCAGGCGCTGCGCGACTTCCCCGCGCCGTGCTGCTATGTGCTGCTGGCCCGCGAACTGCCGCTGGAGACCAAGACCGGTGTCTCGATGCCTGGCCAACAGACTCGTCTGGCGCAGCTGGTCGAAGTGAACTTCGCGGTGGTGACCGTGTGCCGCAACTACCGCGAACAGCGCGGCGCCCAGGTGATCGATGAGCTGCGTCTCCTGCTGGGCAAGGTTCGCCAGCCGCTGTTGGGCTGGACGCCGCCCATTCCTGGAGGTCGAGCCTGCCAGCTCATCGAGGGCAACCTCGAGGACTACGACGCCGCTACCGCCCTGTGGGTCGACGTATGGAAGACCCAAGCCCTACTTCAACCGGAGATTCCTCGATGACCACCCAGAAATACACGATCAAGAAGGCGGGCCTGACGCTTGCGAGCAAGCCCATTGCCGAAGGCGAAACGGTGGAGCTGTCCGCCGACTTGGTGCCTTGGGCGGTTGAGCGCGGCTTCATCGACGCCCCCGAGGCCGATTCCACCCCCAACACATCGCGCAGGGCCGGTGGCCAGGCGCCTACTGCCAGCGCCCAGGAGGCGAAGTAAGCCATGTCTAAGACCGAATATTTCTCGTTCCAGGGCCGCGTGTATCTGGGCCTGCGCAATGCCGACGGCAGCCGCGCGCCGGCGCGCTGGGTGTATGACGGCAGCGTCCTTGAGCTGGCCATGTCCAGCACCCGTGAAACCAAGAAGGAAAGCTGGTCGGGTGTGCGCGGCGTCGCCGCCACCATGACCACCGAGCGCAACCTGGGTGTGCGGCTGACGCTGGGTCAGATCAACACTGACAATCTGGCGCTGGCCACCGACGGCACGCGTCTGGATCTGGCGTCGGGCTCGGTCGCCAACGAGGCCATCGGCGACGTCAAGCCGGGCGACGTGGTCGCATTGGAGTACGCCGCGATCAGCGCGCTGGTGCTGGAGGGCGGTACGCCGGCAGCTCCGCTGGTGGCCGACACCGACTACACCGTCAACCCGGTCACCGGCATGATCACCTTCCTGACCACCAAGTCCGCTGTGGCCGCTAAGACCTACGAGTACGCCGCCCACAGCGTGGTCAAGGTGTTCGAGAGCAGCAAGTCGGAGTACTACGCGCTGTTCGACGCCGTCAACAGTGTCGACGGTACCACTCAGCGCGTCCGCGCCGACGTGAACCGCATTTCGTTCCCGGCGGCTGAATCCCTGGCGCTGATCAACGATACCTTCGGTGAGATCGTGCTCAATGGCGAGGCCAAGATCGATCCGGTTCGCCAGTCCGATCCGCGCTTCGGTCTGTACGCCCGCGTCATGCTGGTGGACGCCGCCTGATGGCCACCCGAATTGGCAACCAGGACCAACTGCCCTCCGAATCCGGCTCGCCGGATTCGGGGGCAGTGGCCGACGAACTGGACATCCTGGCTGCGCAGCAGCAGGGCCAGGTCGACGGCAAGACCATCATCGTGCGCGAGTACGGCTTCTTCGAAGGAGCCCGCATCCTGCCTCTGGCCGCTCCGCTGCTGGCCGACCTGCAGCCGCTGTTTGAGGGAAGTGAGCCCGCGTCGATGCTGGAGGTGACCGATGTACTGCTATCGCACCCTGACCTGATCCGCCATCTTCTGGCCTGCGCCATCGCCCCTGCGCCGGGGGAGTGCCAGGATGCTGCCGCCGAGGTGCGGGCACAGGAAGGCTGGCTGGAAACGCTCAATGAAACCGACGGCGAGCAGATGCTGCTGCTGTGGTGGCAGGCCAACGGAAATTTTTTGGTTCTTCACCCAAGTCCGGGGAAGGCTGCACGGATTTTGAGGAAGAAATAGGCGTCGTCTCGGTATCCGTAGGCGACGCGCTTGATGACCTTGATCTTGTTGTTGA